ATCTCCATGTAGTCACTCATAAATGCAACCTGTCCTCACACTTTTTACAAAACCAAACAACCAAACCGTCCTCACGGTCGTATTCATTAACCATGGTGTCGTCGTCGCAGTCACTGCAATTCATAAAGCCACCAAAACCGCTGAAACTGTAAATCTTGCCGTCAGTTGCTCTGTATATGTCCCTTGGATTGATCATGGCAAACGCACCACCCATTGACCTGTGCTGCCTAGCTGATACCAAACTGGGTCACACTGATTTGCTTTGGTTTTCTCGGTGCAGAAATACCCGCCCCAAGCCTTACCCGTTTTGGCTGACTCGCCTGTTTTCCACACGCGGCTGCCATGCTCGCAGCATGGCTTTTCCTCGATTAGTTGACCACCCAATTGATTTGCGATCTCATCAAGTGATGAACCCAGCGACGGTATGCCAGATTGCTCAGCTTCTCCTGCTGTGGCATAACTTGGCACGTCTCCATGCTTTGTCGTCCAGTAATCGTAATCAGCCTTTACATCAGCTGTGGCAACCTTTGTTGATAGCTTCTCGACCTGTTCCATTGTTTCGCGCGTTGCCTTTTCTGTCCCGCCCATGACCAATGCCATGACGCGCATCAAAGCTGAGGTCGTAGTGTCCTCGACAAACCAGCGTTTCATGTTTGGGTTGTAAGCTGCAATAAAGCCGTATGCATAATCAATGCCTGCTGGCTCGATCTCTGTCTGATTGCGCCACGCTTTAGCCTGTACGAGTATGTAGCCCTTCTCCGCGTTAAACTCAACAATGTGTGCCTGCAAACGACCTTCAGGGTACGTAGAATTCCAGCGATCTGTGCGCTCTTTGTTGCCTTCGTAGTTATCTAAAAATGCCATTAGTCAGCCACCTTGTTTGACACGTGGCGGCTGATTGCTTTACGACGTGCCATGCCTTCGCGCTTGCCTTCCTTAAAGCCTTTGGCATAACCAGCTGCGCCGCCTAAGACCATGAGAAAGATTACGCCAACCAAACGACCTAAAGTCTCTGGGTCTAATAGATCAAGTACCATTTTGAAGTCTCCCGATTCTTGGTGATAGGACTACCACCTGAACTCAGGGTGACGCATGATTGGCGCGCGGTCAAGAACCTTGCGTGTTTGTCGGCGTGTCACCTGACTTTTGCTTGGATTTGAGTCCATTGCCAGCCAGGACTCCGCCCAGTGAACCTGTTAAAAAGATCGCAAGTGTTTTGAGTAAATCTATAAATGCAGCGTCGTTGGGTGCTTGTGCGCCAATTGGTTGTGTGACAAAAATTAGTGCGTAGGTAATGCCAACGGTTACGATCAAAAACACGGCAGCTAGTGTTGAACCAATAATCAATATGAGCTGTGCGTGTACGTCCTCAGGTGTCCTACGGCGTGTCGGTTTGTCGTGTTGGGAATCCAAGTATGTCGTCAGTACACGTTCCAGTGGGGAGGCATTGCGGTTTTTTGCACTCTGGCTTAGACCAATTTTCGTATTCTTGGCACTCATAACGTACCCAGCCTTGATACCCACAAGCGGTCAGGATTAGTGCAAGTGCCCAAACCAACCCTGCCGCCGTGAGTTTCTGGCTACTTCCCCAAGTTGCCAAAACTTTTGTCGTTTGGATTAAGCCAACGCAAGATCACTGGCGCAACAGCTGCCACGCCTGCCATTGCTAGTGTCTTTGGGTCGGTAACACCTGCCATGTATAGGGCAAGTGCTGCCGCCATAAATGATCGCGCCCATGAGGCTGCTACGGCTTTTGCTTGTTCCATTTTTTGTTCTCCTTTTTGACTGCGGCTGCTTTTGCAGCTGGTGCATCTACTTTTGGAAATTCGCCCTTGTATGGCACAAATTTAGGTATGCCAAAACCGACGATCTCCTTGCCTTCTCCGTAAGCTCTGACCTTGACCATGACCATGCCACCATTGCGCTGATCGCCTGTGCCGCTGGTGTTGCCTTCAATTGTTAAACATGTTTTTGTGTCAATAAGTCCGACAACAATGCCAATGTGTGAAATACGATCTACGCCGTCATGTGGAAAGTCCATGAAAGCCAAATAGCCAAGCTGAGGCATAGTTGACCAGCGTTGCATTTCCTTAAATTTATGTGCGCCAACAGCTGTGCCAACAACGCTGTGAATTTTGACTCCAGCTTGATCTGCACACCAATTGACAAATGAACCACACCACGGCAAACCGTCTGCTTTTGTAAATTTGCCGTACTTTGTAAGGTTGTCGCCTTCCTCAATTGTTCCAACTTCAGCAGCTGCAACCTCGATCAGCCTGGCATTTGTGCCCTGCGGATAGTTACTCATCAGCCGTCACAATTGGTGTGGATTGTTCCGCTTGTTGGCGATCGTATTCTGACTTAAGCATAGAAGTAAATTCCCCGTTGCCGTGGTCAATGGTGATGTGTTCATCTCCGTTTGAATCAATCGAAATAAATGTGTTTTCCATTTTATAGCTCCGCACTAAATCCTAGATAAGCTGATGCTGAATTGTTGCCGCGGACGATAATGAATCTGCCAGCGGTTGCTGTTGCAAAGGTAAGAGATGCAACGGCAATAGTAGGTGATGAATTACTGTTTATTGTTACATTTGAAATCGCATAACCTGCACCTGCAACATAATCGTAAGTCTGCAAATTAGCAAAATCTACGCTACTTGGCTTTGTTCTCATTGTTACGGGCAAAGGCAAATAGGCATCTGACTGCGTAGTATTAGAAGTAATAGCTGCAGGAATAAATGATGCGTAATTGGTTGATGAATCGCTGTTGCGATAGTAATACCTTTGGCACATAGCTAATTCAGCCTGTGGACTTCCACCGCTTGCAGTCTGGAATGGTGTTGCCTTTGAGCCGTATTCGGTCTGGATTCCCCAAAAATCAATAGTCGCAGATTGGATACCAAGCGCACCTGTGTAAGCATCGCGAGTAGATCCAGCAGAAGTGATAAGCAATATGCGCACAAAGTTATCTGGCAGTGTGCCAATAGTTTTACCTGAAATACTTGCTAAGGAAAGTGTTACAGAATATCTAGCCCATGAAGTAGTAATGGCTACCTTTGACCCTGATTGGACAGCAGCAGATCCACCTACACCAAACTCTTGCCAAGCAGAAGCAGCAACCGATGGTGTTCCTGTGCTTGCTTTAGCCCAGAATGAAATAGTTATAGTTTGACCAGCAAAAGTTCTAACATTTTCTATTTTCTGATACAAAGCAGTTAAAGCAGTATTTAATGTTTGACCAGTTGACACCAACCGTGCAAAGTTTGTAGATTCATAACCTGCTACTGGAGCTGCACCTACTGTAAAGGTTTGAGCCGAATATGTAGATGTACCATCCGAAAAGGATGGAGCGAAACGATCAAAGCCATAAGTGTTAGTAGTCGTAGTGCTAGTAAAAGCTCTTTGATTGATGCCAAAGTCACCATTGATGAGCTTATTCTTACCCGCTTGACCATAGCCGACATTCCAAACAGAAGTGTCAACGGCTTGTCCGAACACTTCAAAATCTGCGGGAAGGTCAGTAACCAAGTCGGTAGGCGTTGGCATTTGCCAAGCGTAGTTTGATGTTGGATTTGTCATTGTTTGTCCCCTTTACGCCACAATTGTGGCATTTTCCCAGTCTAATGTCGGCGACACGCCTGACCAGTTAAATGAATTAGATACTTCGTTCCATTGCAAGACTTGCAATGAATAAGCCAATGGGGAAATTGTCAATGAAATCGAAAGGGTGTTGTAACCAGCTTGAAAACTCCAACCTTCGACAAAGCCTCGGAAGGTTGTCCCCATGTTGGCGGGTAGGTCGTTTATTGCCACTGCCTCACCCATAAATACGCCAATGAGGTTGTCTCGATCACTGTTGTCCAGTTCAGGATTTGTCAAGTCAAAGGTAATCTCACTGAAATTTGCTTGCGGGTCTTTTCTTAGTGTCAAATAAAAATTTGCTTGCTGGGTCGCATCAGCTGCGTCATGCAAGGTTGTCGTAATGATCTGGGAAAGCGTTCCGTATTCCAAAATTGAATCTGCGTCGCTTGCGCTTTGCTCTGCACTGCTGGTTGCGCCGTATTTAATTGTGACATTGTTTCGCACGTCGCCTGCTCTAGTTTCAACGCGCAAACCAGCTGCACGTGCTTGATTGGCTGTAAGTTCAACATAGCCATTGTTTGACACGTACTGGCTGCGGTGTGTCGCATCAGCGTATGAAATACGACCAAACGCGTCCTCGTAAATGTAGCCAAGACCTGAAGTTGCCAATGCTGAAACAAGGCTGTAGACATCTGTGCGCTGGCTAGTTCGCGCCGCTAACTCATAATCACCTGGTCGATCGATCTCACCAAGTCCAACGTTTTCTGCTGTCGCCCATGTCGTTGTTGGGTCATAGTCTGCCCACGTTTCAGCCGCTGGCACTTCTGCCCACGTGTCAAGCAATAATTCAGACAAAATCGTGTAAATCTGATCGCCGTCAAAGTCCTTAGATAGCACACCATTTGTTAAAGCCTTTGGCAAACGAGACAACGCACCAAGTGCTGTAATGCTGTAAGTCTGAGTAAACATTGTGCTACCCACGTCGCGCACTTCAAGACCAATGTCAACGACTGTGCCACCAAAGATCGGCACGTATGTAGCTGATGTGTCCTGAACTTGTACTGAAATGCTGCTGTTAATGCTGACAGGTATTGTGGCTTGGTTGACATCTAACAGCTGCAAATTGACATAGCCTGCCTGGGCCTGCTCGTAAATGTTTGTGCGACCTGATCGGATTGTCAGGTTTGCCAAGATTGCGTCTGTGTAAGCAACGCCGTCGATCTCTACCAGCCAAACTGGTGTCCACTGGGTCATGCTGTTGCAAAGGCTGTTGCGCCGCCTGTACCGCGATAAAACGAATTGTTCAAGGTTTCAACGATTGTGCGTGCTGTGCCCTCTTTGTCGATTGCGCCGTTAACGCTCAGATTTATTGTTGTGCCAGCTGATGCGGTTCCCGTTGATCGTGTTGCACCAGCATTTGATGCAGCTACTTTTGACGCAGCCGCGCTAGTTGTAGCAGCAACCTTTGCAGCAGTTGCCACGCCGCCGCTTGAGGCAGCTGTCAAGCCGCTTGATGTGCTAAAAGTTTGTCCACCAGGCATTGTACCGCTAAAACCTGACGACCCTGATGTGCCTGACGTAGCACCTATTTTTGGAATTGCAGGAACATCTTTGCCAAATTGTATTGCGTTGTAGCCTTTGATAATTAAGTTGATGCCGTCAATTGCAGTGTTTAACAATGGCTTAATCGCACCCAGTACCTTGCTAATGATTGTTAGGACAACCGTAGCAATGTCGCCGATAACGCTAACGGCTGCACCAAGTATCTTGCCAATGATCGGTGCTACGTATTTCACAACCTCGAACAATGCTTCTAGGTTTTCTTTGTTGTCCACGATAACATCTTTGACCTTGCCAAACTGCACACGCATTGCCTCAAAAATAGGCGTTGCAACATCTTTGATAACCTTTGCAACGTCGGTAATGACCTTGCCAAACCCGTCGCCTTTTGTCAGGCTAAACGCACCGCTAAAAGCGTTAATTGCTGGCAATGCGTTTTGGTTAATGAAATCAAGTAATTTCCCAAGAATAGGCAGCAAGGCTGTACCAAGAGTTTCTTTTGCCTCATCAAATGCCACCTGGACACGTGCTATCTGTCCAGCATAAGTATTTGCGTTTGCAGCTGCCGCGCCGCCAAATAGATCGCTTAGCCTGCTTTGTACCTGCTCAAAACTCATTGTCTTTAACTCAGCAGCAGATAAACCAATGCCTAGCTTGCCAAGAGCTGTTGTGTTGCCGTCGTATGCACGACCTAATGCGTTTGCGACTGTCTCCAGTGGTTTGCCTGTTGCAGTGCTTATGTCTAAGGCTTGCGCCAGTAATTGTTGCGCCTTTTCAGTGTCGCCAGTTGATCTAACCAGGCGTCCTAATGCTGGGCGCAGGTCATCATCTGCCACACCTGTTGCCAAAGACATTTGCAAAATTGATTGCTCGGTTGCTTTAATTTGTGCCTGCGTTGCACCTGTTGCATTTTCAAGTGCCAGTGCCAACTGTGTCTGTGCCTTTTCGTCAGCTATCGCAGCCTTGACACCTTCGATACCAATTGCGATTGCTGCAGCACCAGCAGCGGCGGCGGCTGCGGCAAATGCTTTGCCAATTTTTGCACCAGCTTTGCCAATCTTGTCACCAAATGAATCAACGTCACCGCCTGCGGTTTTAAGTGATTTGTTAAGGTCGCTGACATCTCCGAGTATGGAGAGCTTTAGGGTACGGCTTTTTTCTGCCATTATGTGTACTTCTTAATGATCTTGGACAAACCTTGTTCCCACTTTTTTACAATGTCAGGCTGGACGCTTCTTAGGGTTGGATAGATAAACCAACCGCGTGACCCGCGACCTTCACGACCTGACCAAACTGGAAACTGCTTGTATTTGTTTGAACCAAACTCGTAACCGCCCCAAAGTTGTTGGGTCGTACCGCCACCGCTTAATTTCTGACGCGCAAAACCATAACTGATCTCACCAATTTTTGATGATTTCTTAACGGTTGCCCCGTCAGCAATAATCTTTGACACCCGATTGGGGCGTTGACCAGCTGCGGCACTCACGCGTTGTTTTACAAATTCTGCAAGTTCAGATGAGACCTCTTTTGCCTGGTCGGTTGCTTCAGCGTCCATAGCTTTAAAAGCGCGGGCAATAGCAAGCAGTTCTTTTTTGTCATAAGCAATTGCGTCTTTAGCCATTTGCGCGCCTTTCCAAAATCTCTAAAACGGTGAGTATGTCCTCGGCTGTTTCAAAAACATCTGGGTGTAGCCCTGTCGCCAGAGCTACCTCCCAAACTATTCTGCTAAGGCTTCCGACGGCGTAGCTTTTGGGTTTGCCTCACCTACGATCACCTCAGCGATACCTTCTGTCCAAATGTCAAGAGGCTTGACAGGCTTACCAGCTGCTTCACGCTTCATGGCGTGATAGGCAAGAAATACTAAATCGGAAATACCGATCTTTTCCTGTGCCTGTGCAATTGTGTGACC